TTCTCCATTCTCTGGTAAAAAATCTTTAGCTGGCGCCTGCCAACCCCAATCTTTCCACCACCCTACTAATACATCTTCATAATCAGATGGATTTAATTTCCTTATACTAAACTCCATACTAGTGTAAAGATACTAATTTTTACGGATAGCTTTTCATTACTTCCGATTCAACAGCAAAGAGTTCAGTGGAATTAGAGCTATCATTTATTAAAGTAAATATACAGTAGTGACCAAGTAAACCATGGGTCTCAGCAACTGAGTTCTTAATGTATAAAATAAATGGGTCTGCTATTGTCATAGGAAGTGTTCCTGTTATGCTAGTGTCTATAGAAATTTGATTTATTCCTGCAGGTATATCCACGGTTATATTGGTAATCTGGCCTCCTAAGTTTATAGCTGTATAGCTAGGTAGCGAGAAATATAAATAATCCCCTATGCTTACAATGCTCCCAATATTTGCTACTGGATTTGTAGAAAAGAATATAGTTGTGGTATTTCCTGCTATTATATAACTAGCTGATCTTCCAATACCATTTGCAGACCTTAAAGCATATTGACCAGTCAACGCAGGCACTTCTCCTGTTTGACGTAAAAAAGCAAAATACGCACCTTCTTTTTCTGTAAACCATGTGTTGTCAATAAAACCATTTTCTTGTATGTCTGTTTCTAAATTAGCTTGCCATGGCTGGTCAGATTCTAAATTAATAGTTTTAAATATTTTATTTTCAAGCGGGTTCTGATTAAACACTGTGGTAATCTGAGAACTATATTGCTGCCCATAAAAATTATTTCTTTTTGTATTTAAGTTATGTTGAAATATATTCCCCTGATAAAATGAATAAAAGTATTGATTCATTCCTAACATAAAATCAGGTATATAAGAATAAAAGGATGGCCACCCTTTTGAATTTTGACTATATGTTAAAGTATACTCCGTGTCTACAGGTGATGGTATAGGAGGCACCACGCTTGCAGGTGTTGGTGTAGGCGCTATTCCTGGAGTTGGTGTAGGCGCAGGAGGAATGCTACATACTGTAGAATTATAGCCTAAATTGTCTTGTCCACCCATGTACCCATGGTTTAAACAAGCATAACTAACTACTCCATAATCTCCTGATACTGTAATGGTAACATCTCCCCAATAAAAATTATACGTTCTTCCATCTGGCGCTATTCCAGTAGTACTATTAACCCCTGTATATGATATTAAAGATGTTTTGCCATAATTAAGTATAGCTATTGGATGACCAGAAGGGACGTCTAAAAGAATATAAGTTCCGTTTGCAGTACCGTAAGGATTACCGGTCACTCCATTAAATTTATAAACATTACCTGTCCCTGGATTTAAAACTTCTACAGTGTTATTGAATCCAAGACATACATTCGGATTCGGATTTACTGCTAAACATGCAGTACACGTGGAATAACTAAGCAATCCAACAATATTGGCTCCCGAAGTTACCCCTATTGATCGAGGATATTCATAACAAAAATCTTGATAAACCACAACTTGAGGGAAAATGTATCCTATAGGCGCATAAAACACTTGAGACGTTCCGCTTTCATTACATTTTGTATATATTCTGTATTCGTAAGGATCTGCAGGAGTAGGGGTCACGCCACAAGCATAACCAAGGTTAGTTGCATTACCTCCAGTTACATTAGGTGTAGTTCCTGATAAAACACACACATCTGTATCATTATCTCCTGGTAACACTCCGCTTATAAGTATGTTATCACAGTTTCTATATGAATAATTACACCCCCCTGAACCACTAGGGCATGTTAATTCCCACTCTGTACACGCTGGAACAGCAGGAGTGGGGGTAGGCGTTGGCGAAGGACCAGCGGGGGCAGGCGTTGGTACGCCCGTACAATTAATTCCTGAATTAGTTGGATTACCTCCAGTTATATTAGGTGTGGTTCCTGATAAAACACACACATCTATATCATTATCTCCCGCTAAGGTGCCTGTTTGTGTAATTGCTGCACAATCTACATAAGAATAACCACAACTTCCACTACCACTTGGACAAGAAAGAGTCCATTCAGTACATATAATAGTTGCGGGAGCCGGGGTTGTTGGCGTTGGACTCGGAGCGGTCGGCGTTGGACTAGGAGCTGGAGCTGGAGCTGGAGAAGGAGGGCTTGGGTCACAATCAGAATTTTGTGTACATCCTCCTGGACTTCCTATAGCTGATATTGTTACAGCACCTGAACTTGTAGTAGGTGTTGTAGTAGAACAAATGTAATAAAATGTTTCCGGGTTTATTACTATACTAGTTGATCCTCCGCCGCATGCTGTATAATTTATTGTAGCAGTTCCCGCATCTTCAAATAATAGCTGATAACACTGACAAGACCCTGAAGGCGTTGGTGTTGGTGTTGGCGTTGGAGCTGGCGAAGGAGCAGTAGGAGTAGGCGTTGGTGTGGGGTTTAACTCTCCACAATCTGAACTACAAGCTACTGACGAGTTCGTTACACTGCCTGATATAGACGTAACAATTACAGGGTCTAAACCACCATCCTGTACGCATATTTGTTTTTGATCCCCTTCATTTAAAGTATAAGACACATACTGATCTTCTAAATCACCACAACATAAGATATCAAATGTACATTCTCCTCCTGCTGCCCCAATAGGGCATATAATTTTTGATTCTTTACAATCCATTATTAATTAATAACTACAAATTTACGAAATTAAATCGTGAATTTTTTTAAATAAAAACTTTCAACGTATTCGCAATTTGAGTTTACAGCTTTTAACAAAGCTTCTTGTTTAATTAACTCTTTCCAATTAATAGGGAATCTATTTATTTGAGAATTATGACACTCTATGGAGGATATTTTTTTATGTATATAATCATCAACGCATACATAAAAAGATGGAGAAATATTATGGAATCTATTTACTCTTCTAAATGGAACAGTTGTCCACTGTAAAAAACTTAAAGCGTTTCGACCAGAGCTCATGGCAGATAAAGAAGTGTTTATGTGGTCTTGATGAGTGTCGTTTTCATTATGAGATATAAGTAGTGTTTTGGAGCTAATATGCTTATCTATAAAACTAACAGTAGTTTTATTGTGTGGAATTTTTCCGTCTTCAAACTCTCCTATTACTACAGATGATGATGGTATTCCTAGTTTCTTAAATGCAGCGTAAATCTCTTTATGTCTAGTTGTGTTTTCACAAGACATAACAATACATGTAATCTTTAAACCTTCAGAATACCACTTAGACAAGGAAGCGCCACAACCTATCTCTATATCATCGGGATGTGCGCCAACTGCTACAATATTATCAAATTTATATTTCAATCCAATTACTGTTTTTTAAAGACCACCCTACCACTTGATGTATTCTATCGCTTAATTTAATAGAGGGTTGCCATCCCATCAATTTCATTTTTTCTCCTGATAAAGAATATCTTAAATCATGGCCAGGTCTTGAAGAATGAAAATCAACTAAATTATATTTAAGTTTTTTGTTTTGCGCATGCGCTATAATTTCTGCTAATTGTAAATTGTTAAGCTCCTCTGAACCTACTATATTAAACTTAGGACATTTAGCCCCACCATAATCTACGCTTGGTTCTGTTTTATTAGTAAGTAAAAAATATATTGCTTCCGAAACATCTTCCGCATGTATATAATGCCTAGACCCTGGAATGGTTTTAGTATGATCGGAATGAATATCAACAGAAAGATTATCTCTTACTTTTTTAATACACATGGGAATAAATTTTTCTGGATGCTGTCTTTCTCCAAACACATTCATTGTGTGTGTAATGTAAATAGGTAAACCATAAGTGTTTTCATAAGCAACAGCTAATTCTTCACCCCCAGCCTTTGTTGCGCTGTATGGGTTTGTTGAGTTGTATCTGTCGTTTTCTTTATAATCTATACCATGCGGTGCAGGCCCAAACACTTCATCTGTACTAAAATATATAAAGCGCTCCAAATCATTTTGTTTTTTTGCAAACTCTAAAATGTTAGCGGTGCCCACTACATTATCTAACACAAATTCCATTGGATACTCTATGCTTCTGTCTACGTGAGAGCCCGCAGCTAAGTGTAAAATATAATCTACTTCTTTTATTTGATTGGTTATCCATGGGTTTATTTCAGCTTTTAAATCGTGATGAATAATTTTTATTCTTTTCTTTTGTGAAGCAGACATAGACATCATAACGTTATTTAGTCTATTTAAATTACCGCTAAAATCTAAACGATCAATCGATATTATTTCCCAGTCTGTTTTATTTATTAAACAATAAATTAAATGATGCGCAATAAAACCTGCGCCCCCTGTAATTAAAACTTTTTTCATATCTTTTTATTTACACCAAATTTTATATACTTATACCAAAACCTTTCGTGAAAAAAATACAAAATCATTTTTGTAATAATTTCCACTGCTCCAATAGTTAAACCTAATTTCCAGTTACCAGTAATAATCCAGGACAGAATAATTGTATCCAAAGTTCCTACAGCTCTCCAAGAAATTGTTTTTAATAAATGCCTTTTATAACTTACCATCTTGTCTTAGTTTTTTTCTTATTTTGGTAGCTGATATTTCATTTATTTGTTCTGGCGGGACATGCTCTATAATTTCATAACCAACTCCTCTGCCATAATTAACAGATTCAATATCAGGTATTATAACAACTTTAATTTTACCCTCTGTTATTTGTTCAAAAAATCTAACCTTTAAATTATCTTTAATTTGTTGAGCAGACCATGGTTGATTTTCATTTATATCTACATCACGTATAGCAATGCAAACATTTTTTCCTTCTTGTAATCTTTGGTCAATTAACCACTGATGACCCTCATGCCAAGGTTGCCATCTTCCTATGAATAAACTATATTTCATTAATTATTTTTTTAAATGACTCTTCTGGAGTGTCAAAGGTTGTGTTTATTTCTATGTAATTATCATTAGGGCAAGTATAAGCTATAGCTGCAAAATGATCTCGTTCTCTTTTTTCGGTAGTATACACGTATATTTCTTTTATATTACCTTCCATTATTAATTTAAAATCTTCTCTTTGATCTATATAAGGAGAGACTAAAGATACTATAACATCCTTACCTTGATTATGTAAATAATGAGCAATGCGCTGGGCTGTTCCTACATTAACAACCCTTCCATTAATAGAGTAATCTTTGTTATTAAATAACTCACGCATATCGTCTCCATCAATTCTATATGCATTAGGTAAATGTATTTCTTTTAGCATATTAGCTAAAACTGTTTTTCCAGCACACGGCTGTCCTGTAAACCAATATATCATAGTGTGTTATAAATTTCTAAATCTTCTTTCATGCAATCATTTACTTTTTTTGTTAAATTTTTATTTATTTCCTTTACATCTCTAAAAGTTTTTTGAATATGAATTGGAGTTTTAATATGTGAATCAAATGTTACGTCGATAAATTTAAAAACATTGTTAATATGCTCAAATTTATAAAGTTCATTAATTTCAATTTGATTGTTATTGTTTGTTATATGAGAAACTTGTGTGGGTATTTTATTTTTAAACTCTTCTGATAATATAAAGTCTTTAAAGTTTTTGTGAAAATAAGCTTGAGGCCATTCATTGTATATTGAATGAATATAATGAACAGGCTTTCTTAAAACTGCAAACTTGTAGTATTCATCTAAATTTAAAATTTTTCCATATTCTTTTATACCACAATGTGGGTGTGGCTGGTTTATCATTAAATACTTTTTAATATATTTTGGGTGTAATATTTCTGGGTTTTTAGGTGCGTCTGGAAACATAGATTGAGCATAGTAATGAGATATAGAACTTCCTCCCGTTTTCGCAATGTGAACAAATAATATTTTTTTATCTGGATCGTACATTAATAGTGTTTACCCATAAGGTATTTTTCATTTAATTTTCTTTTTAAACCACCGTCTATTATATGAGGTTTTACAAGTTGCACTTTATCTCTATTTAAATAATACCATAGATTAAAAAGTATCTGACATTCAGGGTGGTCATGCTTTTTTTGTTCTTCTTGCAATTCTTTAATTACTTTTTCAACTCCATCTTTTTTCATGTTCCAAAATAAATAACTCATGTTAGCACTTTCCTGCGTGTCTAACAAATGCCACCCATGATTTTGTGTAAACAAATCTATATTATTTCTAATTTTATGCTCTACCACTTTATATCTTTCATAAAACATACATCTAAAATATTCTATAAAAACTGAAAAAGAATCTTCACCTGCCGCTATATATTTATCATTTAAATTTTCTTTTAAAATATTAATTTGATTTTGATTAAAATAATACTTATGGTCATGATATAATATATACTCATATTTTTCTAATTTACTTCTATTAAAATTTAAAAACTTTACATCTTTAGCCTGTATGGAAGCGTCAGATAAATTTTCTGTATGCGGTTTGTCTAGTGTTATAAGTTCCCAACCTTTTTCTTTTGCGTGTTGTTTAAATTCATCTCCCGACCTAGTTGACAAAACATACGAATCAAATCCTTTAGTAGATTCATTTAAATTAAACCAATTACCTGTTATGGCCGTTATGATTGCTGTTGACTTATCCATTTCTTTGCTTGATTGTAAAATAAATTATCTTTAAATTTTGTTTCGTCTAATTCGTATAACCCGTGTTTGGGAAACCTAGGGTCACAACTATAATGAGCTATATAATGATGGTCTTTAAATTCATTAATATTTGGGTAATAACAATTGTTAGTATGAATCATTTTTATTTTATGATTATGACATGCAATATTAAGCCCATACATAGCGCACCACCACGAGTGTTCATTTCCTGCCTGCTCTTCAGTTATTGTTTTTGAATATTCAATAACATCATCTATTATTTTTTTTAAAGTTTTTACTCTACATATTATATTAAACCCCCCATTCATGTAACCCTCTTCTTCATGTAACAAATGATGTTGTATTACATTTCTATTTTTTGAATCTTTATTTGAAACAAACATGTGCCACTTTTCATACGTAGCATCTGCTAAAATTACATCGTAATCTATATTGTCATACACTGCAGGATACGGCTTTAAATGAACTAAGTCGGCGTCAATAATTTCTACCACCAAATCATCAGGGAGCAATCTAATAACTTGCTTAGCGCAGGTAAAAACATTAATTGGTACATACCACAACTCTTCTTTTTTTATATAATCATAAACTGAATCTACCATCATATATGAAAGCTTCATGTTCCAATCAACATCAACAACAGGTTCATCATTAGGATGATTATATTTTACTATAGGTATAATAGCTTTATTAATAGCATCTTCTCCGTAAACTTGTAAATGTTGAAACTGAAAAAAATCTATTTGTCCTTTAAAATAATCTACACCTATGGTGCTTGGAATACTTATCATGTCAATTGATAGTGAACATAAAAGTTTCTGTAAAAATTTCCTTGAAACGGATCTTTTCTACCATGCTCACAAATTGCCGATTCATACATTATCATGTCGCCAGGTTCTGCATAAATCTTATACCACTCTCCATCATGACCCTGTACATCTAACGCCCAATCATCCCCATATTTTTTGTTTTGGCACCCACACCTTAAATCTTTATCTACAATAATAATAGAACTAATATGATGAGTCTCAACTCTATCTACATGTGGTGTTAAAGTTGCACCTTTTTTATACGACCTAATACCATAAATAAATGAAGGGTCGATTGATTGACCACCTATCCATTCCTGATGAACTGGTAATAACTGTTGATGAATTAAACTTTTCATTGCAGGTAAATGATCGAATGACATTAACTCACTTTCTCCACCTTTTATAATATCGGATTTGCCTTCAAATTGCTCATCTACAACCTTATCCTTTAACATCTCATAAGCATCAGAAATAATTTTCCAAGTGTCTTCAGGGCATTTAACAAGAGTAAATCCTAAATCAGTAAATTTAGGAATTTGGTCTTTACTAGTATATTTTACTGTCTCTACAACTTTGCTTTCTACAACAGATGTTTGAACTTTGTCAGAAGATTTTATTATATAAGATTTTTGTTCTACTTTTTGTTCCTTAACAACTTTTGGTTGAGACGCAAGGTTTTCATCTCCCGCTCCATCCCACGACTTTTCTCTCCACCAAGATGTAATAATATATTTTTTACCCTCTTCTACAGAAACACCTTCATGCAAGTATTGTCTTTGTAATTTGCTATCTTTTAAATTTTCCCATAACAAACCTTTTCCTGCGCTTGGTTGAATAGTTTTATTTAGTTGAGGAAAATGTGTTCCTCCTCCTTTAAAACCATCGTTTAAATAAATCATAAAAGTATGAGTTCTATTGCCTGATGCTTGACAGTGCATGTCATAACCAGCACCCTCAAAAAAATCATTATGTTGTTTGAAATACTGTCCAACTTCATATAGCTGCCCTTGTAGCGCTTCCCCTTTTTTTAGATCTATACCTAATATACCCGCTATTCTTAAATGTATATTGTTTATAATTTTATTATTAGCGTCTAAATTACAAGTGCTTGAAGTTCTGTAGTCTGTTATTGCAGTTCTGTCAGTTCCGCCCTCTACCACAGAGGACCTGGTGTGATTAGCGTCAATCATTTTAATAATTTCTTGACACTCCTCTTGAGTTAAAAAGTTATTGTATTCGTGCATTAGATTAAATTAAATTTAATTAAAGTTATTAATTATATATGAATTAAAAAAATATTAAATGCCGTATAAAGTTTTTAGCTTTTGTATTTTTTGTAAAACCCAATCTTCATTTAAATCTTCATAAACTTTTTGATGAAAATTAATACCAGCTTGCGGTGTTTGTATTTTTAATTTATCTATAGTTTTATATTCGGGTATATCATTAGTTACAAACACATCTAAAAATTTTCTTTTTTTTCTTTCACCACACATTACCATAAACTGATTAACAATTGTTTTACCCCATACATGACCACCAGAAATTTCAAGTGGCTTGCCTAATTCAGAAATCAAGTCTACCGACTCTGGGGTAATAGCTACATCTACCCAGTTTTTATCATAATTAGAATAGTATCCATCATAAAATTTAGACCAGCCGCCTAGAATTATAACATTGCCATTTAAATGACTATTTACTTCTTGTATAAACTCTTTTGTTTTTACGGACATGATGGGCAAGATATTGGTCCTGCTGTTTTTACACCATTTACAAAAGTATAGTATACTGACCCATCCTCACTTATATGTTTAGTTCCTGAATCTAAAGTTGTACATCCTAATGCTGAATACATTCTTGAAGCAGAAGCTACACTACCTGCGTTAAAGTAGTTTGTTCTTTGATTGTCAGGAGGGACACAACATCCATAGTAAAGTCCTGTTGAATAACCCACAGATATACCTATACATGTAGCTGGCGTTGGTGTAGGTACTGCCGGTGACGGTGACGGCGTCGGCGATGGCACTGGAGCTGGACTTGGTACAGCCGGTGCGGGAGTAGGACTCGGTACAGCTGGAGTAGGACTAGGTACACTTGGTACAGCTGGAGCAGGACTAGGTACACTTGGTACAGCCGGTGCGGGAGTAGGACTCGGTACGCTTGGTACAGCGGGAGTAGGACTCGGTACAGCTGGAGATGGAGACGGTGCGGCACAAGCATTACAGTTAGCATAAACAGAAGAGGCTATAGTACCAGTTGTTCCGGTTGGATCAATTATTTCATAACAATTTCCATCCGGCATTAACAATGCGCTATTGGTAGGGAAGCTTCCTGATGCTGCTCTACCTACTGTATAATTGTCGAACCCACCATCACATCTTGTTATTGTATAATCATCATAAGAAATAGATGGCGCTGGCGTAGGTACGCTAGGAGCCGGAGTAGGGGTTGGTGCAGGCACTGGTGAAGGGGCGGTACAACCAGTTAGACCACCGCAATTACTGCTAACTTGACTAACTGTTCCTTGACAATTATGATATCCTATGTTAACAGCAGTAACTTCAAAACATTGAGAAGTATCAAATGTAGGACATCCTCCCGATGTTCCACCTGAGCTAAACTGTATACCTCTTCCAACCACTAAGCCGCTAAACCCTAATACTTCCACATGATATGTACCGCCACCACTACAAGGCGTGATTGATATTTCTTGCGTGGCTGCAGGGGCCGGAGTAGCCGGAGTAGGTGATGGTGTCGAACTACAATTATGTATAGATATAACTTCACCAGAAGAATTAATTAACATTGCGTAAGGAGCTCCAATTTGACCATTAATATTACTTAATCCATAATATTCTAACCCCCCATTCCACACTGTTGTTTGCGCAAAGTCTGCATACATTATATCACCTACAATTATATCTGCTACAATTGCCCTTGAAGTATAAATCGCATTATTAGTTGTTCCAGCACACGCCACTGTAAACGTTCCTCCGTTTTGCTGAGTTGCATGACTGAAAGTTGTAACTGGCGATGGGGTAGGGGATGGTATTGCTGGAGTTGGTGTAGGACTCGGTGTAGTAGGAGTAGGAGCTATACTACATGGAACATTTGTGTTTGAGGCGCTTCCTCCTGTAATGCTTGGCGTTGTTCCTACTAACACACAAATATCAATATCATAATCTCCAGGCAATATACCTGTTTGTGTGTCGCCATTACAGTCCGTATATGAATAGTTACATCCTCCACTTCCGCTTGGACAAGTTAATGTCCATTCAGTACAATTTACAACCGCAGGCGCAGGTGTTGGTACACTAGGAACCGCAGGCGCAGGTGTTGGTACACTAGGAACTGCCGGGGCAGGACTAGGTACACTAGGAGCTGGCGATGGTGCGGTAGGCGTCGGCACTGCCGGTGTTGGCACACTAGGTGTTGGCACGGCTGGCGTAGGTACACTAGGTGTTGGACTAGGTGTTGGACTAGGTGTTGGACTAGGTGTTGGACTAGGTGCTATAGGTGTTGGTGTTGGAGTAGGCGCACCTGGCGTAGGAGTTGGTGTTGCAACACCTCTGTAATCCCAAATTAAATATAATATATTACCAGTAGTCGGCATTGTAAAGTTTGCTGAATAAATTTGCGGCGCTCCAACTGTAAATATTGGAGCGGCAGATGTAGACGCAGCTAACAATGCCGATACATCAGCGATGTTATTTTGATAGAAAGTATTAGTTCTTAAATATTTAAATTTATCAACCGTAGGGTCAAACACAAAATCATCAAAATTAATTTTATTTGAATAGATTGAAACAGTAGAACCATCTGTAGGGAATATTCCGCTTCCTTGTGATCCAGCAGCTAATTCATATTGAGAAACAACAAATGAAGTAGACCCGCTTCCAAACGGAACTAAATTAGATTCTACAGGAGATGTTGTTGTTGCGTCAACCCATCCAAATTCGTTATGAATAAACTGACCAGCTTCTAATGGGTTAGTTACACAAATGCTATAAATATTTAATACACTAGATCTTGGACAACTTACGTTAACTTGAATAGTATCATTTTGATCTGAATCACTAGTTATGATTATAGTAACTTTTTGGTCGCTTGGTATATCTTTATTAAAAGTAAAACTGCCTGATGTGGCTACGCTACCAGAAGTGTAAGTAATGCTGTTATAAATAGCTTTAATGGTATAGCCAACTGCCGAAACAGAACCTTCAGTAATTAATTGATTGCCTGACTCATCGGTAACTAACACATTTGTTTCGCTTTCTATATCCTGCTCTCCTTCTTGAGGAATTATATAATCTATAGTAACAATTCCGGTTTGTTCTGTTACATCAACACAATAAATAAATTGTTGATTTGCAATTACTGTTATATTTTTTGTTACACCACAAGCTAAACAAATAGGTATTTCAGGTTTTAAAATAGTATTGGATGTTAAAACATATTCATCCATATAGGGATCATATCCTCCTAATTTCTGGGTTGTAAAAGCAGATGTAAATAAATCTCTAAACCAGCTCCTCATACCGCTTTCAGAAATTACAATTAATCTTTCGTCAGAAAGAGAACCTCCTATTAATTGAATAACAGCCCCCCTTTTGACATCAGTAAAATATTTGTTTTCACCCCATACAGCAAAACTTTCTGGGTTATTGCTTATACCATAGTCTTCTAATCTAGCAACTTGATTGCCTAATACTTGAGGTACTGAAGCTACTAACCCCCCTCCTGTAGAATCTGTAATAATATTTTTAGAAGCTAATACATAAGATATTTTATCTTCTTGTAATGTTAAAATATCTGTTCTTCTTCCGTAAAGTATTTCAATATCTCCATAGCTTTCTTCTAGTGGTTTAAAATTAGCTAGACCTAAATTGAACTCGTTAAGTTTATTTATATTCGTCTCATTATTATAAACCCCACTATAAGTTAAATCCGCAAACCTATTAGCCTCTTTATACTCTACATTAGATGTAGTAAAAACTCTGTTACCTAAATTAAAAGATTTACCATTTATAGCGTCTCTAATTTTGTAACTTTCTACACCATTTCCAAATGCAAAACAATTAAAAAATTTAGTGTTAACTACTCCCGCAACTCCTGTAGATATATTTTGATTAGTTATGTTACCACTATGATTACCGACTGAATCAATAGAATATGACTCATCGTTTTCATACCAAACATCAGGCAATGCTTCAGCTGGCTCTGTTTCGAATACAACAACTGAATCTCTTCTAAAGACAGTAAATGTAATTTGAACACGTGACGTTCTTTTGCTCGAAGAGCCTGCTCCAGAACACGCTTCAGTACCGCTTACTAATAAAGAATATGTGTTGTCTGTTCCGTTTTCATAAAACCTATAATAATTGTTTTCAAGTAAATCACTACCTGTGGCTGGGCTGTTTGATTTCCCCCCAAATATAGTAAGCATTGTAGAGTTACTTAAATTATCTCCTGCGTATCCATTAGAGTGAGGTGTACCTGTTGGTGAACCAGGAACTAAATCCGAAATAACAATGTTTCCTACAGGGTCTGCAGGATTTCCACTATAAGTAATAGCCTCATTTTCTATTACAAAGGCTGCATTGCTATTAATAAACCATTGATACATATCTGCGTAAGTGTCTTGTGCAATAAACTCCTCCTCTATTATACTTGTTCTTTCTTCACAATTTGACCCACTACTTGCTCCCTTTCTTTCTTGTTTAATTTTCATTATTATTTTACTTCCAGCGGGCACATCATAATTTTCGCTTGTACCTCCAGATATAGTATAAAAAGGATTAGAAGCAACTGGATTTTCTTGACCATTATCAGCAGTTTGCTGAAAAGTTCCTAAAGAAATTATATCATTAGCGCTTTCTTCAGTTGAAAAATCTTGAGAATTCATTTTCATATACGTCCCACCTGGCACAGGATTCCCGCTAACAGGGGTAATAAAGTCTGCAACTTGTGTTTGTTTTTCTAAAACAGTGGCAAATGCACAAAACTGAACCGGGCCGTTTACATCTCTTTTTACAATATACCTATCGCCTTCTTCAACTTTAGCAATATTATCTCCTTCTAATAATAAATATGTATTATTAGAATTTGGGTCATTAATAAATATGCTTGAATATATTGTTTCATAAGTAGTTCTATCAGGTTTTAATACAAACTTATATCTTGTTGCCCAAGCAGGAGCTCTTTGGCTAATTGGTATTGTTGCAATAATTTCATTTAAAGTTTCTGAGTTTCTGCATGGAATATTTACAGTATTATTATTGCTAACTAAAGCTGTCGAAGCCCTGTTATACGAATCCATATATACTATGCCTAATTCATAACCTCTATTACTATGTAAACTTTGTGAATCTGCAGTATCTTGTAATGTAGCGGTAATAGATGTAAAAGTATTGTAGGATACAATTAAATTAGTTGTTCCGGGTGATGTTTGAATATATTGAGCTACAGGAAATATTAGTTTTATTTCAGTTCCGTTTAATATTGAAGCAATTGGTTCACCTTTATTAGTGGATGGAGGAACTGAGCTTGTGCTTGATGTTAAACCTGTTTGATTTAAAGAGTAACTAAACCCTCCCCCTGATAAAGTTGGGAATAAAGAAAAGTTAAACGCATCTGTTAACGTTGCGCCTAAACCATTTTGAGCATCTGCTACAGTCTGAATAGCAGAACTTATTAAACCCAGTTTAGATTTAAAATCTGTGCTATTATATAGAGCTGATACTGTAGAATAATTATCAACTAAAACATACTGAAAATTAATCAGAGTTTCTCCTTGTAGTTGAGTTGGAGTATCTGCTCCATTATAAGATAAATGTTGATAGGTAAAAGAAAAATTTAAACTTGCTCCTTGAATTAATTTACTTTCATATCCACCTAAATCAAAAGTAAAACCAGCAGTAGCAATGTTTTTAGAATAACTAAATGCTAAATAATTAAATGACAATGAATTAGAAGAATTTAAAGATACTCCAGCAGCATCTTGAGTGTCTAATGCAACCGTGTATTGTAAATTTAGTGGTTGATTATTTATATCAATTAGATTATAGCCTTCTGTGTAATTACCATAAATCAATCTATTACCCATTAGGGTTTGAGCTTTCGCTAATCTAGGAACATTGTCGTATAATCTTAATATTTCTGACTCTGGTAATACTGTGAAAATTTTGCTATTAGTAAAAGTATACGTAGCATTAGCATTATTCGGGCCTAAAGGAGATTTAGAAATTCTTTCTATTATTTTTATTGTAGGGTCATTAGCTTCTTTAAATAAAATATCTACACCTATAACTAAAGAGCCGCCCGTATTATAAGTTATCTGAACTCCAGATTTAGAGTTTACCATTCCCTCATTTAAAAAACTATTTGGTGAGAATTCAAAAAAACTTGGTTGAAAAGCTGGTTCACTAAATTGTGAAACAGCAGAATATTCATTATTAGCATATTTATATCTGTAAGCAAAACAAATAAAATTATCTTCTAAGAAAGAATCCTCTAAGGTTGTGGTTAATAAATTTAAAGTTGGAGCTGCAGCTGGAGGTGCTTTAATTACTAAAATTTCATTATTAGTAAATTGATCTATATTACCAAATGGATTTGGATAATTAGATTCTATATTTATTACTCTAGGCGCATTTAAATTATCTGTAAATAATAATAAATTATCTATTTTATTTACTCCTGTAATTAAAAAATTAGGATTAAAGTTTAAAGTTGTATTGACGTTATTGCCGTCATTTATACTAACTACGTGATAAATTAAAGCTCCTGTTATTACGTTGTAAGAAACAATTAAATCTAATTTACCAGTAGCTCCTACGGTAAATTGAGGGTCATGAACAAACCAGTATATAGTTTCTTTTGCACCGTCTTCAAAAGCTCCAATACATCTAGCTGAGCTACTTAAAGCCGTTCCATCGGTATACTGTAGTGTTGTAACCTGAATGTTTCCCTTTGCGTTTTCAACCGCACCTATTTCCGACTCTTCTGTTGAACCCAATCTAACATTCAAAGCATCTATATACTCTCCGTTTGGTATAAGCCTTTCGTCAAGGCTTTTATTCATACGCCCCGCTACAAAATTTCTTTGAATGTTTGCCATTTTATTTTATCCACTTATCTTCACCTCTCATGTTCATAAGCAATCTACTTGGGTGAATATTACTTAATCTGATTTTTGCATTTCTTAATAAAGCTTGCTTGTTTTTTCTAGCTCTATTAACAATATACTCTTGAACTCCAAATTTACTATTTAAAATAGCATACTGTATATAAGCATAAACATAATCTTCAAATAATTTATTTACACTTATTTGTGAGTCATCGCCATTTTCCATTCCATCAGATATGTATTGTAAAACACATTGTCTATTAGCCATAGTTGAATCAAAATTAATAACACCAGCTTTTTTATCAATCGTAAATGTGGGATTGATATTAGCTGTTTCTGTATTTAAACCATATCTAGCTCCAATACGAGAGTTGTATATATCTCCATCACAATCAATACAGTTACCGTTTTCATCAACTTCATTGTTTTGATTCAAATAAATACTATTTAATGAACCATCCGCCCTAGATTTATCTAATGTAGACTCTATTGTACCAACATTATTGTCGCCATCATACCCAAATACAGCTGTAGAGTTTTGTAGATATTGTATAGCTGATTGTACTTGAATATTCTCTGTTAGTTCTCTTAAAGTGTTTCCTTGAAACAAATAAAGTTTTACCCAGTTTACATAATCCGATGGTAAAACAAAACGCAAGTCATCATACACCGTCAATTCTAAAGCTTTAATTTCTTTAAAAGCGTCATAATTTAATTCTTGAATTGCTCTTTTAGCATGAAATAATATTTTATATCTGTTTTCATTGTTCACTAATGAATGATTTCCATCATACATTAATTCAAAATTAGTCATAATGTTGTCTAAACTTACGTATTGATATGAGCCCCAATTACTATCTGTAGGAGCAGTTCCATCGTTAGTATAATATTTTTTTTGATTAATATATGCCATAATTATGTATTAGTTTGATTTTGTTGTTGCTCTTCTAATTGCCCAAATTGAAAGACATCAGCTTCTCTTATTGATATGCCCGCATATTGTAGTATTCGTGCCACTAAATTATTAGAGTCATCAAGAGGTAATTCAAAATCTTGATAATCATTTTGGGTTTGATCGAACAGTGGTTCCCCATTTAATAAGTTTACATAAGTCCATTTAGGATCTAATGGGTAACGAACATAGGTTCCCTGTATATCTAAAGCTCCATTAAATGTTGTAGGAAAAATAGTTATGGAATCTCCTTTTTGAGTATAAGCTGGGTATTGAGATGAAGGAGCGGTTAAAATAGATTTATTTAACAAGTCTATTTTATTAATACTAACTTTTTCAGCTTGACCCTTCAAAACAGCCCCCTCGTAACACAAAACTTTATTTAATAAATAATAATCATCACCAGTTGTCGTTTGACTAGGAAGATAATACATGTTATTAGAGTTTTGTACTAAAGTTTTTGTAATAGAAAAAGTATCAATCACTTCTTCATAACCAAGTCTTATATCAGCATATCCCGTTCCCGAAACCCTTGCATTTTCCTCGTTTATTTGCTGATTATAATTTATAAAATATTCGTCAAACAAATCTAACTGAGCTTGTTTAGCAAATAAATTAAAATCACTAGGAGATATATACCCATAGTTATTCTTATTGATAATTGCAAGCACTGTATTTCTTACTGAATTTATCATTTGAAAATCTTTTTACAAAGATACATAAAATAAAAAAGCACCCTGATTTGAGTGCTTCTTCTTAATTTAGTACAATACTTAAACTAATTAAGCATTTACAATGCTGGTTACAGACTTAGGTAACTCTAAAGAAAACATTGGGTTTGTCCAGCTTGTAACTAGAGCACCTTCAGTAGCATTTAGTATAGCTGTATAAACATCATGCGCAACTTGAGCTGCAGTTGTTACTGTAGTTGCAGTTCCATCTGCATACTTAATCACAACAGTTGTCGCTGTTGCAGTTGCAGTACCTATTGACTTTATTCCGTTAACACTAATTAGTGTATTAGTAATAGGAGCGTTTGTAATTTTGATAAATTTTTCCATTTTATAAAAAGTTTTTAATGGGTTAAACAAGCTATAAAGTTACGAATTTTTAGCTAATGCTTTTAAGTGTTTAAACACTTCTAATCCATCATCACTTTGAAAGTAAGATGTTATTATATACATTGGCTCTTCACCAAATGGTATATTACACATTTTCTTTCTATTAGATGGTGTGTTAAACCATACTTCTTTTTTGCTATTTCTTAACTGTATTAAGTTTTTGTCTAAAAAATCCTGTACCGTTGAATTTAGCTTTAACATTGGGTCAGTTAATAATTTCATAAAACCACTTGGGTTTTGTTTAGCAAATATTAATATATCCCTTCTAAGCTCAGCAGTTGTTACCTTGCTAACGTCTTGTTGAAACAAAACTCTAGCAACGTTCTCTACTTGAGCAACATCAAGCTGTCTAGCTTCTATAAGAGCATCTACTTGTAAGTTTAAATCCTCTACAATGTCTGCAGCTTCTTTAGCTTTGTTAACTTCAGTAAATATTCTTCCATTACCAGGATGATAATGTAAAAACTTTTGTAGTATTTGATTGTTTTTTGGAACAAACAAAAATCCATCTTCAAATATTACAGGCTCTAAAATTGCATTGTCATCTTGTTCGTCTTGAAACGGACTGTTCTGATTTCTTGCATATCTTAAAGGTCTGTTGATTCCTGTCTCTTCATCAAAATGCAATAATGGAAATCTATTAGTGTGCCTTGAGGCTAAGATTAAAGATAAAGGTGCAACATCTCTTGTAAGCTTATAAGATTTGTCAACAAATTTAGGTGATTGTTTTTTTGGTTTTGGTTGAGCAACTGTTTTAATTTCAGCTTTCTCAACTACTTCTGGGGTAGTATTTTCTTTTTTCATTTGATTTAATTTAATTTGATTATTTAAAAAAGGGGCGCATTGCTACGCCCCTAATATTTAATTACTAGTCTTGAAATAAGAAGAAGTTGTTTGCACCTAAAGTACATACAGCTCTCTCAGACAAGAAGTTTACTTGCATGTTATCGATATCTGACGTTGCAGCACCACCAGCAGAACCAGTAATCCAAGTCTTATATCTTCTGTCTTCAGTTTCTGAAGCTCTATATCTAACATGTAAGAAAGGTCTCTTAGCGTTTTTACCAAGAATTTGGTCATAAACACTTGTTGAACCAGCTGGAACTAGAAGACCATTGATCTTTCCTGATGTTGCTCCTGTTGGTAGTCCACCTCTCATTGTAGGGTCATTTAAGTATTTCCAGTCAGTCTTGTAGAAGTCGTAACCTCTTCTGAATCCTGTAAATCCTAAGTTTAAAGCCATTTCTTCGTCATTGTCAAATAGACCATAAGAAGTACCACCTGCTCCGTAAGAGTTTTGTGCAGCTAACATATCGTCAATGTCAAATCCAAATTGTCTGTTAAGGAAAATAACGTTCTCCTCAATAGAGCCTTGCTTATCTAATCTACTGATTATAGAATCGAAGTCAGCTAGGGCTACTGGATTTCCACCATCCCAAACATTTCCTCTTAATCCTACAACGTAGAATATACCATCTGAACCAGCTCCTGGGTCAGCAGCACCACCGGCGCTACCTAAGATAGCAGCAGCTCCAGAGTTAGTCTCTGCAGGTACAGCTTCAATCATTGCTGTTTCTAAATAGTCATCGAATCTTAATCTTGTTTCGTGCTCAGACTTTAAGTACCATAGGTAACCAGTTGCGCCATCTTCAGTAGTGATTTCAATCCAACCAATTTGAGCCATATCAGAACCAGATACTGTGTAAGTATCTTTAATGATAATAGGCTTGTTGTCGAAAATGAAGTCATTAGCTTCTAATGAACCAACCATTCCTGCTGTTCCTTTTCTAAATTCTGAACCGTAAATGAATACTGTAACGTCAGCGTTACCAACTCCAGTACCTGCAGTTACTAAACCACCTGCTT